AGAGGGCGTATGGGGTCCCGATTCTGGGGATTCGGAACGAAACTGTGACGAAACCCCAAGACTCGCCTCGTGGATCTCTGCGAGATGTGCGGTCACCCGTTCCAGCGGGCCCGAACGGGTCGCCCACGCCGTTACTGCTCGGACCGATGCCGCAAGCAAGCCCTGCGGGATCGGCAGTCGTTCACCCTGTCCGGTCCACTCGCGGCCGGCCGGATCGACGACGACGCACTCAGGGCTGACACCGCTGCGGCTATCGCTGCCGCCCTCGCCGACGTGAAACCGTCGGAGCCGGTGGATCGCCTGACGACCGCAATCGGTGAGACCGAGACCCTGGCAGTCGAATACGCCCGCCTTGCCAAAGTCACACCACGCAACCTCGCGGTGCGCGCCGATCAGATGGCGACCCATCTCCGTGAAGGTCTGGACCGACTGTTCCCGAGAAAGGACTCCCCATGACCCAGATGAAAGTCGAAACCGTCGCCATCTCCTCCCTGGAGGCGGACCCGACGAACGCACGCAAGCACTCGCAGCGGAACCTGGACGCCATCGCCGGGTCGCTCCGCAACTTCGGTCAGCGTCGCCCGCTGGTGTTGTACGGCAACGTCGTGATCGCTGGGAACGGCACACTGCTGGCGGCGAAGTCACTCGGCTGGAAGCAGATCGCCGTGACCCGCTGCCCGTCCGACTGGACGCCGGAACAGGCTCGCGCCTACGCCCTCGCCGATAACCGGACGGCTGAACTCGCGGAGTGGGATTCCGAGCTCCTGGCCGAGCAGTTGGTCGAACTGGATTCGGTGGGCGTGGACCTGTCCGAGTTCGGGTTCACCGCGCTGCGACCGCCGCTGGACCCGCAAGCGGAGTGGGAGGGGATGCCCGACTTCGAGCAGGGCGACCTCTACGGCGCGTACAAGACGACGATTCAGTTCCCCACCCACGATGACGCCGATGCGTTCTTCCGTCTGATCGACCGCCCGAAGGCGACGCGCATGTGGTGGCCCGAGGATGACGGCGTGCAGCGATCCGAGTCCGTGGAGTTGCATTACGTCGCCGATACGGAGTGACCGTGTTCCTGCCACGGTTCCCCGTCTACATCCCATCGAAGTCGAGGGCTGACATCGCGACGACGCCTCGCGTGCTGGACGAGATGGGTGTGCCGTATCGCCTCGTGATCGAGGAGCAGCAGTACAAGGAGTATCGAGCGCACTTCCCCGCGTCGAAGATTCTGGTGCGCGACGAGAAGTACGCGGACGAGTTCGAACTGCTGATAGACCTGCCGGAAGGTCAATCGAAAGGCAGCGGACCGTCACGCAACTTCTTGTGGGAACACTCGATCAGCGAAGGCCACGAATGGCACTGGACGATGGACGACAACATCCTGCACTTCGGTCGCCTGCACCAGAACCGCCGCATACGCGTCGGTGACGGGATGATCTTTCACGCGATGGAGGAGTTCGTTCTCCGCTACCAGAACATCGGCATGGCGGGTCCGCACTATTGGTCATTCGCGCCTGCACGCTCGAAACTGCCTCCGTTCATCACGGGCACCCGTGTCTACTCCTGCAACCTGATCCGCAACGATGTGCCGTTCCGGTGGCGGGGCCGATACAACGAGGACACGATCTTGTCCCTGGACATGCTGAAGGCCGGTTGGAACACGGTGCAGTTCTACGCGTTCCTGCAAAACAAACTGCGTACGCAGGTGATGAAAGGCGGCAACACGGAGGCGTTCTACGCGAAAGAAGGAACGTTCCCGAAGTCCGACATGCTGGTGAAGGCGCACCCGGATGTCGCCAGCCACGCACGCCGCTACGGGCGAGATCACCATTACGTCGATTACAGCAAGTGGCGCAACACGCCTCTGATCCCACGCGACGACTACACGCCGCCGACTGATACGCAGTACCGGATGCGGTTGGAGTCCACTGGAAAGACCACGAACCGGCGGAAGAAGCGCGCCAATGCCGAAGGGTAGACCGGCGGACCCGACACGGGCGCGGCGCAAGACCGGAAACCGACCGATCCCTGCCGAGCAGAATGGCGCGGAGATCGTCGCAGTCGATCCGACCGCCGCACCGATGTTCGCCATGCCTGAGGCGCTGCCGGAAGAAGCGCAGGCGATGTACCAGCGGGTCGTCGATGAACTGGCCCCACGCGGGCTACGCGAGGCGGACATGGAGGCGTTGGCGATGATGGTGCACTCCGCGTACGTGCATCAACTCGCCCGCGCCTTCATCGCACGGCACGGCGTGATGCTGCTGCAGAACGGTCGCGTGACCGTGAACCCTGCGGTAAAGGTGGCACGCGACGAGGCGCAGAACTACCTACGCATCGCCCAGGAGTACGGTCTGACGCTCGCGGCTCGACTGCGCCTCGGTCTGATGCAACTCGCTGGCGAGTCGATCCTCGCGTCCCTGAACCGTGACCTCGACGGGTAGGTGTCATGCCTCCCCGGAAACCGAAGCCGATCACCGACGACCTGCGCGGTGCCAGAGTCGTGCGCTTCTTCGAGCGCACACTGAAGCACACGAAAGGCCGCTGGGGTGGGCATCCGTTCATCCTCGAACCGTTCCAGCGAGACATTCTCACTGACCTGTTCGGGACGGTGACCAAAGACGGGCGCAGATGGTACCGGGAGGCACTGATAGGTCTCGCCCGCAAGAACGGCAAGTCCGAACTCGCCGCAGGGATCGCCCTCTACATGCTCCTGGCTGACGGCGAATACGCACCCGAAGTGTATTCGGTTGCGGGCGACCGCAAGCAGGCATCCCTCGTGTTCAACACGGCGGCGGACATGGTGAACGCCTCACCGATGCTGCGCGCCGCCTGCCGCGTGTATCGAGGCGGCAAGGTGATCGAGGTCCGCGAGAACAACGGCATCTACCGCGCCCTATCCGCTGACGCTGACCTGCAGCACGGTCTGAACCCGTCGTGCGCGATCATCGACGAGTATCACGTTCACCGGAACTCCGAGCAGTACGAGGCGATGCGTACCGGCATGGCAGCGCGGGAGAACCCACTCACGCTGACGATCTCCACTGCGGGCGGTGTCAAGCGTGGAGCGCTGTGGGACCTGTATCAGCGTGGATCAAGCGGCGGGGACCCACGCATGTACACGTATTGGCGCGGTGCTGACGAGGCGGCGGACCTGAACGACCGTGCCGTGTGGCGTGACGCGAACCCCGCCCCGTGGGTCACGACGGAGTTCCTAGAGGATCAGCACCGATCCTTGCCGCTGCCGGTGTTTGCCCGCCTGCACCTGAACGCGTGGTACGAGGGGCAGGACGAGTCGTGGCTGACCCGTCACCAGATCGAGACATGCCAGGGCGAGCCGTTCATCGACCCGGACGAGCCTGCCGTGATCGCGGTAGACGCGGCCTCGAGGCGAGACACGACTGCGGTGATCGTGATGCAGCGGCACGCCGACGGGCTGTTCCACCGGAAGTGCTGGCACTTCGAGTCGGACGAGGCGATGGGCTACCTGGACTACGGGGCGGTGGAATCGCTGATCCGTGAGTTGTGCGCCACGTTCCAAGTGAACCGCGTTGCATTTGATCCCTTCCAAATGGTCCGGTCTGCTCAGATGCTCGCCGCCGAAGGTGTGCCCGTCGAGACCTTCCCGCAGAACGACTCCCGAATGGTGCCCGCCTCACAACTGCTGTACGACCTAATCGTGGAGGAACGCCTGGTGATCGACCAGTGCCCAATCTGTACGGAGCAACTGCTGGCGGCAGGCGTGGTCGAGACCGTCAGAGGCTGGCGGCTCCACAAACTGAAGTCGGCTGGCCCCATCGACTCCGCCGTGGCTCTCGCCATGGCTGCCCAACTAGCGGAATGGGAACACGGCCTTTCGGCTGGGCCCCGTGTCCTCGTCGTTTGATAACGATTTAGTAACAAAGCCCCGAATCTCAGTAGTCAGGTAGACAAGTCACACTCAGGTCATAGTGTTGTACCCATGAACAACACCACTGCACAGGTCAAGATCACTCGCGAGACCACCCCGATGGGTGTCCGCTACGTGGTCTGCATCGACGGAGACCGCATCGGCTCCGCACCCAGCCGCCGGGACGCCAACGCCCTGGCAGAGCACTACATCACCGCAACCGACAAGAACGAGAAGGAGTAACACCATGAACACAACCACCTCCCCCAAGGTCGGCGACTCAGTGAAGGTCACCGATAGCCGCCTACGCACCGCACCGTGGCGCACCCGCGCCTCGTGGATCAACGACACCAAGGCCGGGGTCTCAGCCGCCGAGGTCATCACCAAGGCCGGTCTGGACTGGACCGTCGAGAAGGCACCACTGACCGCGACCGTTCTCACCAACTCCGGTGTCACCTCAGTCGAGGTGCCCGGACGGATCGCCACGACACGGGTGAACGCCGACGGCTCCGCCAAGGTCCTCGGGGTCGTGTCGCCGTCCTACTCGGTCGTACAGAACGCGGAGATCGCCGACATCATCGACGGGGTTACCTACGAGGCAGGCGCGCTCTACGACTCCGCTGGCGAGATCAAGGGCGGCAGCCGCATCTACATCGCCGCCAAGATGCCGGAGACCGTCACGATCGGTGGCACTGACGCGGTGGACACCTACATCGTGGCCAGCAACGGGCACGACGGCAACCAGGCGCTGCGGATCGAGGTCAAGCACCTGCGACTGATCTGCACGAACGGCATGGCTGGGTGGCAGAACCTCTCGGGTGTCAGCCTGAAGCACACCTCCAAGATGGATGTCAAGGTGCAGCAGATTCGCCAGACACTGAAGGTGATCTATGCGGAGGCTGAGGCGTTCCACGGGTTCGCCACCGACCTGCTGAGCCAGCCGATGACCGACCAGCGGTTCTGGCGGATCATCCAGGAGGCGTACCCGCTGGACGATGACGCCACCGACCGCCAGGTGAACGCCGTCACCCGCACCCGCGAGACCGTGATGGACATCTACCGTGGCGACACCCAGCAGAACATCCGGCACACCGCCTGGGGCGCGTGGCAGGCATTCGTCGAATACGCGGACTGGGCGCATCCGGTTCGCGCCGCCAAGGGTGCTGATCTGGTCCGCGCCGAACGGAACCTGCTCGGTGGCACTGACGACATCAAGTCGCGGGCGCTGGAACTGATCACCGCCTGATCACCCGCCCGACTGCGAACCCCCGGCCACCCCCGCCGGGGGTTTCGCATGTGGCAGGTGTGACAGAACCGCGACGCTTTACTCGTCGGGTAGTCGGACGACTACCGGAGGGAGCCAGATGCTCGCGGAAATACTGCGCGATACGCAACGTGGAACCCGTCAAGGTCTGCCCTGCCCCATCGCAGTCATCCTCGACGAGATCCCAGAGAACGACCGAACCGCACTCACAGCGGAGATGGACCGACCCATCGGTGACCCCAAGCGGTTATCGAACGCGGTCATCGCACGCGCCCTCACCGATTCGGGACACCCGATACACCAGAAGGGCGTCGAAAGGCACCGCAACAAGGTGTGCCGTTGCTTCAGCGGGCGCTTGTGAGCCTCAGCGACCGGCTCGCCGCCCTCGCGGCACCCGGACCCACAGACAACCACCCGACCACCCGCAGCGCAGCCCCGTCGGGTTGGGAACCAGGCGTCAAGTACGAGCCGAACGGCTCGATGACGGTCACGGTTCCACCGACACCCACCCTGGCGAACGAGGACTCGTGGCGTGCCGCCGTGGAGTCCCTGGGCGTGTCAATACCCGAGGGCTGGTCAGTTCGTCTCGTAGAAGCCCGCTACGACCCAGCGGCGTGGCACAGGGACGCGCAGGGCGAAGACGCCTACACCGCACCCGTGTGGCGGTACAAGTTCCAAGTCCTACCTGCCGCCAGGTCGATCAACGTAGACGAACTGCTCACCTGGGCAGGCAAGGCGCGCAAGTCCACCCCGAAGCCGTCCACGGTCGAAGGTGTCACCTACGCGGTGGCGACAGGCGACCTACAGATCGGCAAGCCCGACGGCGACGGGACACTCGGAACAGTCGAACGCTTCACCCGCTACCACGAGGAGTCGCTGCAACGGTTCAAGCAACTCCGCAAGCGCGGACTTGCGGGCGATGACGTCGCACTGCTGTGGGTTGGCGACTGCATCGAAGGAACCGAGTCGCAGGGATCGAAACTGCTGGCGCGGCTGGAACTGACCGTCACTGAGCAGGTCCGTGTGTACCGCCGCCTCATGCTGGCGCAGGTCAAGGACTACCTCGACGCTGGTGCGCGGGTTCGTGTCGCCGTCGTGCCCGGAAACCACGACGAGGCGAAACGCGTCGGCGACCAGATGGCGACCGTGTACTCGGATTCCTGGGCAATCGAAGGCGCGGCAGCGGTCGCTGATGCCCTGGACACCGCTGGATACGGAGACCAGATCGCGTTCCTGTTCCCCGGACGCGACGAACTGACCGTGACGCTCGACATCGACGGAACCGTGGTCGGGCTGCTGCACGGACATCAGACGCGGGGCCGTATGAAGGAATGGCTCGCAGGTCAGTCCCTCGGCAGGCAGTCCGTCGGCCACTCGACTGACCTGGTGATCTCCGGCCACTTCCACCACCTACGCATCGAACAGATCGGGCCGGTGACCCATGTGCAGGTTCCATCGCTGGACGGCGGATCAGCGTGGTGGAGGCACAAGACCGGACTGGACGCCCCACCCGGAATCGTCACGATGCTGATCGGCGGCGGCGGTTGGCGTTCGTTGGAGGTGTTGTGACCCCCGATGATCTCGCCGCGTATGCAGCGCGACTCGTCAATGAGGACCGCGCTGGACTGTACGGGCATCCTCTCGACAACCTGACCCGCGCCGCACGCATCTGGTCCGTGATCCTCGAAACCGATGTGACACCCGAGCAAGTGTCCCTCTGCATGGTGGGACTGAAGATCGCTCGACAGGTGCACCGCGAAACGTCGGACAACATCGCTGACGCGGTGGGCTACCTGCTCACGTACGGGATGATCCAAGAGGAACGCGCACGCAGGGAGCGCGCCGATGCCTAGCGTCGCGTTTCTGACCCGCGACTTCTCCCCTGGCACGAACCCGTTGCAGCCCGGTGGCTGCGCCTGGTATCGCTGCTACCTGCCGATGATGGAACTGCAACAGCACGGCTGGCAGGTCGGCATGGGTATCCCCGATTGGGATCTCGGTCGCGGGTTCGGGCTGCGGCACACACGCGACACCACCATCGCTGGATGGGATGTCGTCGTGCTGAAACTGCTGATGGACCGTGAGACACCGCATCATGTCAAGCAGGCACGCAAGGCCGGCCAGATCGTCATCGTCGATGTGGACGACTTCTACGCGGGGCTAACCCCGGACAATCAGGCGCACCTGGTCACTGACCCGAACTTCAACCCGGACCGGAATCGCGACCACTACGAGCGCGTGATCGAGGCCGCCGATGTCGTGATCACCTCGACACCGTTCCTGCGCGATTGGTACACGGAACGGCACCCGAACGTGCACATGGTGCGGAACGGGATCGACACGGGCCGCTGGTATCGCCAGAAGGACAGCGCGGGCTGGACACCGACACTCGGATGGGTCGGCGGTATTCCCTGGCGGTCTGGCGACCTTGAGACGATGCGGGAATGGATGCCGCAGTTCGTCGAACGCCACGGGCTGCGCCTGCACCACAGCGGGCATCTGGACGGGCGCGGCAGCCTCGCGGACAAAACCGGCGTTCCACTAGAGATTGTGTCCACCTCACCGATGTGCCCGATCCTCGACTACCCGAACCTGTTCGATGGGTTCCAGATTGGGTTGGTGCCGCTTACTGACATTCCGTTCAACCACGCGAAGTCCACAATCAAGGGACTCGAATACGCCGCTGCGGGTATCCCGTTCGTCGCTGCCGCGTCACCGGAGTATGTGCGGCTCGCTGACCTCGGCATCGGTCGCGTCGCGTCGCATCCCGATGATTGGATAAAACACATCACTGACCTACTCGATCCGAAGGTGCGGAAGCGCGAGGCGGCACGGCAACGCGCATTGGTGTCGCAGGAGTTCTCGATGACACAGCGCGGCCGCGAGTGGGATTCACTGCTGCGGCAGGTTGTGACCGCCCCATGAACATAGTCCAAGTGAGGTGGCTTCCGAAGGTTGTGCGGGAGACAGTCGTCGTTCACACAACCGCCGGTGCCTCCTTGCGTGGCGTCCTCGTCGGCGTCTACCGGGACTGCCTGGTGCTGCATCACGCGAAGTACCTGACCAGCGACACGACCGAAGTCGTAGACGGGGAAGCCATCATCCCGCGCCAGATGGTCGCGTGGATGCAGCGGCTACCTGGGAGTGAAGCATGACCATCATCGTCAGCGGGGGTCGCCCACGAAACGTCGGCGCGAAGGCCTACCCGTTCCCGAGCCGCAGCACCACCACAGTCGGATCGACACAGAACATCGTGTCCCTGTTGCGCGGCGACGGGCTGACCTACTCGTACGAAGGTGTGTTCCGGTCGCAGCCGATGCTGCACGCCGTGGTGATGAAACTCGTCTACGGGATCGCCCGCAACCCACTGAAGTCATATTCCGGCGCTGATGTGGACACACGCGAACGCGACCGCACCTCGACGCTGGCGCAACTGATCCGCCGCCCGTACCCGTTCGGGTCCGAGTTCCAACTGAAGGCCCACCTCGCTCTCGACGCGCATGTGCATGGGCACGCCCTCGCGGTGAAGGTCCGCGAACGCGGCGCAGGGTCCACGCCCGCAGAGTTGTGGCCGGTGCCGTGGCGTCATGTGCAGGTAGTCCGCGACGACCACCAGAACATCCTCGGGTACAACGTCGTCGTCGGTTCCGAACCCATCTCCGTCGGTCGCGAAGAAGTCGTGCACATCTCGCTGCCCGGTGGATCACCTATCGAGTCTCTGCGGTCCACGCTCGCCCTGGAGGACGCCGCACAGACCTACCAGGCGGAGAACGTACGCAACGGGATCACGCCACGCGCCGCCTTCACGACGGATCAGCGGCTCGGTGAGAACGTCATCCCGCGCCTACGCGAGGAACTGTCGAAGTTGTACGCGGGTTCCGAGAACGCAGGCAAGGCGATGATCCTGGACCAGGGACTCAAGCCGGAACGTCTGGGCGTCACCCCGGTGGACATGGACTTGATCTCGCAGCGGAAACTCTCACGCGAAGAGGTGTGCGCCGCCTACGACGTTGCTCCGACGCTGCTCGGGTTGGAGCGCGGCACCTACGCCTCAGTCGGTGAATACCGCAAGGCCCTATTCGACGCCATCGCCACGAAGTTGGTGCTGATCGAGGACGCGCTGAACGTGCAACTCGTGGACCCGGAACCGTCGTGGGATGGACTGTTCCTAGAGTTCGACACGAACGAACTGCTGCGCCCTGACCCGGAGGCTCGCGCACGGATGCACATGCTGACGCAGCAGGCATCGACGACGACGATCAACGAACGCCGCCGTTACGAGAACCTGCCTGCACTGGACGATCCGGTTGCTGACACCGTCTTTATGCCGGTGAACATGCTGCCGGTGGGTGTCGCCCCGATGGTGACGGAGGCGGACGCAGGCGGCACATCGGATCAGGGCGCAACCGACCCCGCGTTCTTGGTGCAGTCGATCACTGACGCCCTGGTGAACATGCCCGCGCCCGTCGTGAACCTGACCGTACCTGAGGTGGCGTCGCGCACGAAGCGTGTCGAACGCGACGACCAAGGCAACATCGTCCGAATCATCGAGGAGTAGCACATGGCAGGCTTGACCAGCAGCGGCAAGGCTGCCGCCCTGAACGGATTCAGCGCATCGGCCACCTACGCATCGCTGCACACAGCGGACCCCGGATCGAACGGCACCGGGGAGGTCACAGGCGGGTCGCCCGCGTATTCGCGTGAGGCGATCACCTGGGCGTCACCATCGAACGGGTCCGTGGCGACTAGCGCGAACCTTGTGTTCGATGTGCCGGGATCGACGACGATCAGCCACATCGGGTATTGGAGTGCTAGCACTGCTGGCACATTTCTCGGGTCGCGTGCCCTGGACACCCCGCAGACGTTCGCCACACAAGGCACCTACACGATCACCTCGGGCAGCCTGTCCGAATCAGTCGCCTAGTAGGGCACGGGCATGGCCCGCACGTATCTCGACATCAGTCAGGACTACACGACTTACGCGAACCTGACCGGCTTCTCCTATGCGAACCTGGCTGGATACCGCCTCTACACGGACATCGCCACCCTCGCCAGCGACTACGCCCAACTCGGTGCCACCAACGACACCTACGCGGACCTCGCCAGCATCGTCGATCTCACCGGAACCGCATCCGGCACACTGACGATCACCGGAACCGCGCAAGGCACAGCAGGCAAGTTCGGTTCGATAAGCGGCACGATCACTGCCAGCGGCAACGCAACCGGACAGGCAGGCTACGCGGGCAGCGCCAGCGGGGTATCGACCAGCAGCGGATCAGCGTCCGGCTCACCAAGTCTGGTAGGCGGCGCGCAAGGCTCTCTCGTATTCAGCGGCACCGCCACCGGGATCGAAGGCAATCAAGGTGTGCTGTCAGGCACAATCACGATCACAGGATCAGTGGTCGGGTCGCCCGCGCTGACCGGCTCCGTATCGGGCAGCATCACAATCAGCGGCACCGCCAGCGGCATCACGTTCAGCCCGAGCAGCGGACACGGATACCAGCCGCCCGTCATCGGACCGATCCTGCGAACAGGTCGCGTCACCTCGAGACCGTCCACGATCACCGGAACCGTCGTCGGTCGCTGCGGATACAACGGCGCGGTCGAGAGCACGCCCCTGGAACTGACGAACCGCTGTGTCGGTCAGGTCGCCCTGACAGGTACGACCACGCGCCGTTCGTCACGACTGCGCGGAAAGGCCGCAGGCACGGTCTGGCTGCGCGGCTGGCATGAGGACGAACTCCTAGAACTGCTGAACCTGTGACCGAAAGGTGAACCTATGACCGTGCGCCACGAGATCAAGAATGTCCGCGCCGCCTTCAAGGCAGTGCAGGACGCACCTAATGGAACGTTCGAGGCCATCGTGTCCGTCTTCGGAAACGTGGACCTCGGTGGGGATCGCGTGATGCCCGGTGCGTTCGCGAAGTCTCTCGCGGATTGGGAATCATCCGGTGACCGGATCCCCGTGATCTGGTCGCACGATTGGGACGACCCGATGTCGCACATCGGCTACGTCGAGAAGGCCGAAGAACGACCCGAGGGTCTGTTCGTGCAGGCGCGCCTCGACGTGGACAACAACACGAAGGCCGCGTACATCGCTCGCCTATTGAAGGAGCGCCGCGTCCGCGAGTTCTCGTTCGGGTACTTCGCCACCGGCTATCAGGATGTGGACGACCTCGAATACGGGCGCGTTCGTGAACTGACGGAGATCGACCTATTCGAGGTCGGACCGACACTGCTGGGCATGAACCCTGACACGGTGCTGCTGGAAGCCGCCTCACGGTTCCACCCACGCGAGAAGGCCACCGCTGACGAGGTACGCGAAGGCGTGTTCGTGCAGTGGGATTCCTCCGGCGGCACGGCGCGTGGACGCATCGAGCATGTGATGACTGAAGGCACCCTCGGTGTGCCTGGATCAAGTTTCACCCTGAACGCGACACCGGAGAACCCCGCGCTACTGATCCGCATCTTCCAGCGCGACGACGACGGGTGGGAAGAAACCGAAACCCTGGTCGGTCACCGCGCTGAGACTGTCACTGTCATCGACCCGCTGCCTGCACCATCCACCGATTCGCTGAAGAACCTCGACGCGGAGGCGAAGTACGAGTCTCCGCGCTGGATGCGCGCCAACGCACGCAAGGGTCTCGCATGGTACGAGGAAGGCCTCGCCGGAGACGGCGTTGTCGAGCGCACCATTCGTGAGGCCCGCCAGATGGCTGACGGATTCGTGTCCGAGGCGAAGGCGACCCGCATGGCCGCCTGGTTCGCCCGACACATGGTGGACCTCGACGCGGACGCAGCGGACCCCGATCACCCCGACTATCCATCACCCGGCGTAGTCGCACACGCACTCTGGGGCGGCGGATCACGCCGCGAATCAGAGCGTGCGATGCGTTGGGCAGAGGAACGCAGCGCGGCGCAACAGTCCGCAACCAAAGACCTCACCGAGACCATCGACGTTGTCGAGGAAGTCTCGCGTGACGAACCCCCCACGATTGACACCGAGCGGCTCGCCATGCTGCTCGCCCGTCCACGGCACACAGAGGAGTAACGATATGGCAGACCTGAAGGCCCAGGTCCGCGACCTTGGAGCGCAGATCGAGGCGCGCAAGGCCGAGGCGGGCAAGGCATGGGCAGAGTTCGATGGACTCCGCCAAAGCGCAAAGTCCGAAGGCGTCGACTTCACCGCTGACACTGAGGCGTTCGAGAAGTTGGACGCTGCCGGCAAGCAGTACGACGCGATCCGCGACGAGGTCGCCAGCATGGAGGCCAAGCGGTCTCGCCTGCTCGAACTCGTCAGCGAAGGCGCACTCGACGTTGCACAGAAGGGCGGCGACGAAGCCGTTGCACGCACCTTCGGTGAGGCGTTCGTGAAGTCCGATGTCTACCGCGCACTGAAGGAGCGCGCTGGCATGTCGGAGAACATCCCGGTCGGCACGACTGAGGGTGTGAAGGTCATCGACCGCGCCATGATGAAGACGCTCGTCAGCATCGGCAACAACGCTGACCTCGCTCCGCAGGCTGACCGCCTGTCGCTGATCGTCCCGAAGTCGCTCGCGACTCTGGACTTCCTCAGCGTCATCAGCACCCAGACCACCGATAGCGATGTGGTCGAGTACCTGGAGGAGACCACCTACACCAACGCCGCGTCGCCGACCGCTGAAGGTTCGGATGCGCCGGAGTCGGCAGTGGCCTTCACCAAGCGGACCAAGAACGTGCGCGAGATCACGCACTTCATCCCTGCGACTCGTCGCGCCCTGCAGGATCAGGCGTTCGTCGAGGGCTGGCTGAACGAGCGTCTGATCGACGGTGTTCGCCGCCGCTTGCAGACCCAGGTGCTGTCCGGTGCTGGCACCAGCCAGGACCTCGAGGGCATCTACACCAACTCGTCCATCGGATCCGTGGACCGTTCCTCGGCCTCGGTGACGATGCTCGACTCCCTGCACAAGTGCATCACGACCATCCGTACGAACGCCTTCATGGAGCCTGACTTCATCGGCATTCATCCGGAGGACTACGAGAGCCTGGTGCTGGCCCGTCTCGGTGGATCAACCACCACTGACGGCCCGTACGCCTACGGCAACCCGGTTGCTGGCGGCCCCGCCACCATCTGGGGTGTTCCGGCTATCGTTCACACCGCGTTCACCAGTGGCACCCCGCTGGTCGGTCGCGGCTCCGAGGCGGTCCTCTGGGTCCGTTCCGGTGTCGAGGTGTCCGCGTCGGATTCACACAGCGACTACTTCATCAAGCGTCAGGTCGCGTTCCTGGCCACGATGCGCGCTGCGTTCGGTGTCATCACCCCGGGCGCGTTCGCGAAGTCGGTTGCCTAACCACAACTGAATAACCCAACTGAGGGGGCTGGGGCCAGCGGCCCCGGCCCCCTCAACCTTTGGTAGGAGGAACTGTGGCTGAGTACGTCATCTTGACGGCCCCCTTGTACGACCGCCGCGACCCCAACCGTCCTGCGGTGTTCATCGCCCCGAAGAACGCGAAGGTTCCACGGGAGATGGCCGAGAAGTTTGGTGGGGTGTTCGTCGAGGAGAAGAAGCGCACCCCGGCGGAGAATAAGAAGCGCACCCCGTCTAGCACGAAGAAGGTCTAGCCATGCTCGTCGCGCTGAACCGTCCCGCGCACATTCACATTCCGCTGCGCGACTACGACGGCAACCTGATCACATCAGCCTCGCCGACTGTGACCGTGTCGGTGTCGGATGTGTTCGGTGATGTGGTCGCGTCCGGTTCAGCGACAGCCTCGCTGCATGGGCATCACACGACCGGCTGGTACGACTACGACCTGCCCGTCGCGGTCACCGGAACCCTGGGTGTGTACGAGGCGACGGCGGCGTGGACAATCTCTGGTGCCACCTCGTCAGTGACCTACCCGCTGGAAACGGTGGGCGAGTACCTGTTCGATATCGCGGATCTTCGTGCGTTCGAGCCGACGATTACCGCGAACGACTACGACGCTGACAAGGTTCGCGAGGCGCGGGATTACGCCACGGACCGGATGCAGAACGCGGCACAGGTTGCGTTCGCCACGCGGCGTCGTGTGCTGACGCTCTCGGGTGATGACACGACCCGACTGATGGTGCCGGACACGCGGATCACGAAACTGAACTCGGCCACGATCTACGGTGAGGACATTGGCGTGGATCTGGTGGACGACGACCTGCTGGGGTCGGAACTGCTGGATGTCGAGATCGACGACGAGGCCGGTGTGCTGGTGCGTACGAACGAGGTGTGGCCTCGCGGTCACAACAACGTCGTCGTGGATTACGAGCACGGGTACGAGCAGGTGCCAGGTCCGGTGCGCCGCGCCGCGATGATGCTGGCTATCGAGTTTCTGGTGCCGTCGGCTTTGCCGCCTCGGGCGACCGCGCAGGCGACCGATCTCGGGGACTTCCGCCTGAGCCTCGCGAACCCGAACGCTGGACGCGACACAGGCATCCCCGAGGTGGACGCCGTGATAGCGACGTACGGGGCTCGACGACCCAGGGTGGCATGAAATGGTGCGCTCTGCTTTCTGGGCCGCGCAGGACGCCCTCTACGCCCTCCTAGAGGCATCCGGTGCGCTCGATGACGCGCAACTGTCGCTGGGTCGCCCGACGCGGGATGAACCTGTGCAGGTGTGGGTGTCCGGTGAGACTGAGCAGTGGAACGCCGACTACGTTGTGTCCGGTCTGCAGGGCAAAGACGAGACGTTCGTGATCCGCGTGATCGTGCAGGTGACCCGCCTCGGCACGGACTACGCGAAGGTGCGGGACGATGTGAAGGATCTGGCGCAGGCGGTCGAGGATGTCGTCGCCGCTAACCCGACTTTGACCAGCACTGTGGAGTTGGCGCAGATCAGTTCTGTGCGTCTCGCTGAGACCCTGGCGGACGAACGGCACCGCACTGTGGCCCTGCAAATGGATGTGTCCTGCCGCGCCTGGCTTGCGTGACCGTGCCATGAACATAGGCGTCGTGGAGACCTACGACGTTCCCTGCCGTGTCACGGGCGAACTGCACCTGGCTGGGCACGGCGCGGTGGCGTTCGAGTTGGAGCAGGGACAGTTCGTTCCCGCCGACTCGAAGATGGCATCTGTGCTGGAACGCCTCGCCGCTGCGGGGGTCGTCACCAAGGCTGAACCGAAGTCCACAACCAAGAAGAAGCCCGAGCCGGTGGCGGCAGAGGCAAGCGATAAGGAGTAATCGTGGCCCCAATACAGTCCGCCATCGCGCAGATCGGCATCGCCAAGCAGTCCGGTAAGGCGAGCGTCGCCGCGTCGCCGACCTACGCGCAAGGCTTGACCGGCGGCGCAGTGATCACCGTCGAGGTGGCGCAGGAACTCGAAGAGCGCACCTCCGGTGTACGCATGTCGCCGTCCGTGAACCGCACCGGCGTGATGCCCGGTGTCGATATGACCGGAAGGGCGCACCCACGCGGCATCGGTCTGTGGCTCTACGGCGCACTAGGGTCCGTGTCCACCACCGGATCAGGCACCTACACGCATGTGTTCACCACAGGCGACGATCTGCCCTACCTGACCGCGTTCGGCAAGTTGGGCAGCAACATCTACTCGGTGCGCGATATCAAGGTGGACGAACTCGGGTTCTCGTTCGAGGCCGCGAACCCGGTCGAGATGACCGCCAGCGGCATGGGCACCGTCGTCGGATTCCCCGGCGCGTTCTCCCCTGTCACCGATGACACCGCTGCCCCGTACTTCACCGCCGCGTCCGGCACGTTCAAGTTGGATGTGGACTCCGCGACGCCGCTTACCGCGTCCATCACCTCCGGTGAGATCACGGTCAGCAACGCGGTAGAGACGATCATGCTGTCCGGTTCGATTAGCCCGGACGATGTGTTCCCTGGTCGTCAGGAGGCCGAGGTCACGTTCGATGTGGTCGTGTCCGACCTGAACGATTGGCGCACCATCTTGACGGGATCCGCCGCAGGCAGCACCACCGAAGATGAACCGGTCTACGGATCGTTCGAGGTTGTGTTCACGAACGGCACGGATTCCCTGAAGTTGGAAGCCGCCAAGTGCGCGTTCACCACGGAGTTCCCTGAGGCGAACCCAAGCGGCGGGCCGGTCACCCTGTCACTCGCTGGTCTCGTCGTGCAGGACTCGAACAGCATCGGCCTGAAGGCGACTCTGATCAACGCGGTGTCGTCCTACTAGCAGACTGCGGGGCGGTGACTAAGGGGGAGGGTCACCGTCCCGCTTCATCCCCCACCTCCCCCGGATCGAGGTAGAAACATGGCCGCTGAGACCGGCGTCAAGATGACGCTCACGATGACGGACGGCACGGTGCATAACGTGACGACCGCTTTCGCTGACATCCTCGCGCTCGAGGAGAAGTTCGACATCGACGCATCCGATCTGGCGCACCGTCAGCGGGCACGCTGGATGGCGTTCATGGGCTGGAACGCCCTGCACCGCACGAACGCGGTCAGCATGAACTTCGACACGTTCTGCTCGCAGATCGCAGACCTGGATGCACAGGGGTCCTCGGGAAACGAGTGACGGCGACCGCACGATTAGTTGCACAGGTCGCGGTCGCCACTCAAATAGGCCCGTGTGATCTCCTGGAGGCACCACCGTCTGTGTTCTCCGCGATCCTGGAGGTACTGAGGGAGCAGTCGGAGGAGCAGGACAAGCAGGCACGCGAGACCCGACTGAAGGACAAACTGCGTAAGCAGATGGGACGTTAGGAGACCACCGTGACGGCGAAAGTCGAGGTGTCGGTGGATCCCGCGTCGTTCTCCCAAATGCGTCAGGAACTGTTCGCGTTCGACCGTGAACTTCTGGGGAAACTGAACTCGCGTATCAGGCGTTCACTGCAACCCGCCGCTGCGGAGGCTGACGCACGCGCCTCCGTGTTGGGAACGATCACTGACAAGTACGGTCGCCCGTCCGGTATTGCCAAGGCGTATCAGCGTGGCAAGAAGGGCGTCGAGATCAAGGTCGGTGCCCGCACGTCGCGGATCACCGGCAATCAGTCCGTCGTACGAATGGTCGTCAATAACGCTGCCGCAGCGATGGCGGAGTTTGCCGACAGCACACCATCCGGTAAGAAGTCAGCCGCCGCCCTGGTGGACCTGTTCGACCGCAGGTTCGGTGGCCCCGGTCGTATCGCGTGGGAAGCGGTCGATAAGCGAGAGGGCGAGATCATCGGAGACATCAGGCGCGAGGTGGACAAGACAGCGGACGAGTTCACCAAGCGGCTGCAATCGAGAACGGCGACGGGGGTCCTCTACTAATGGCAATCGTCGTACCTATCGAGACCAAGTACAACCCTCGCGGCGTCAAGACGGCGATACGTGACTTTGACGACTTCAAGCGCGCCGTCGATAAGGCCGGTGGCGGTATCGGCGGGTTCGCCAAGATCTCCGGCGAGATGATGAAGTCGGTCGGCGGCTCGATCAAGAACACAGGCGAGAGCATGACCGTCGGCCTCACGTTGCCGATTGTCGGTATCGGTGCGGCGGCTCTCGTCACGCAGGCGCAGTTCGAGCAGTCGATGAACGCGCTGCAAGTGAACTCGCAGGCATCCGGTAAGCAGATGGCGGCGCTGGGTGAACTCGCGAAGCAGTTGGGCGCTGACACGGTGTTCTCAGCGAACGAGGCCGCAGCCGCGATGCTGGAACTGTCGAAGGGCGGTCTGTCCCCCGCGCAGATCGAGGGAGGCGCGCTCGCCTCGACCTTGAACCTCGCCGCGACTGAGGGCATGGCTCTCACCGACGCCGCGACGATCATGGCGCAGTCGATGAACACGTTCGGCATATCGGCTGACGAGACCGCCAAGGTCGTAGATATCCTCGCAGCGGGTGCGGTGGCCTCGACTGCGGGTGTGCAGGATCTCGCCGCTGGCATGAAGTACGTCGGCACGACCGCTAAGACCATGAACATCCCGCTGGATGACACGGTGACGGCGCTGGCGGCGATGAATAACGCGGGCATCGACTCGTCCACGGCGGGCACATCGCTGAACCGGATGCTGCTGGGGTTGATCCCGACGACCAAGAAAGCCCAGGTCGCCACGGAGAAACTGGGTTTGCAGTTCACGGATAACACCGGGACGGTCCTGCCGTTCGAGGAGATCGTGCGCCAACTCGTGGACACATTCGGTGACATGGATCAGGCGGCACGCACCGCTGACCTGAAAGCGATCTTCGGTGTCGAAGGTATGCGCGCCGCGAACGTACTGATCGAGCAGGGCGTAAACGGCTACATCGACCTGGAGAAGGCAGTCAATAAGGCGGGCATCGCCGCCGACATGGCGAACGCACGCATGTCCGGCACAGCCGGTGCGATGGAGCAACTGAAGGGCAGCCTCGAGACCGCCGCGCTGACCATCGGTGAGGCGCTTGCCCCGATCATCCTGAAAGTCACGGACTTCCTGAAGGGGTTCGTGGACCGCTTCACCGCACTGAGTCCCGAGGTGAAGCAGATCGTCGTCGTCGTCGGCATCTTCGCCGCCGCACTCGGGCCGGTGCTGATCATCGTCGGCATGTTGATCACCGCACTTGGCACAGTCGTCGCCGCATTGGGCGCGATCTCCGCACCCGTTCTGGCTGTCATCGCGGTGATCGGTCTGCTGGTCGCTGGATTCGTGATGCTGTGGACCAAGTCCGAGGCGTTCCGTGAGGCGGTCACCAACGCGTTCACGCAGGTTCGCGCCGTCGTGCAGCAGGTCGTCGATCAGGTGCGTGCGAAACTCGACGAGAACCGCGACGCGATCAACGCTGTACGCAACGCGTTCTCGCGGGTCTGGGAGTTCCTATCGACTGTTCTGATCCCGCTGCTGGTGCAGTTCTATTCGATCTACCTGCAGACCTTGATTCGTATCCTCGGTGCCGTTCTCGGTGCCGTGGTGGACCTGATCGGCGGCTTCGTGCGGTTGGTCGCTGGAATCGTGAACTTCGTATCGCGCAGCATCGAGTTGATCAGCGGTTGGCTTAGCACGTTGCAGGAGGCGTTCACGAATGCCTTCAACACGGTGCGGGACTTTATCTCCGGTGTGTTCTCGTCGATCTACGACAACATCACCAGCACGATCCGTAACGCCGTCAACTTCGTCGTCGATGGCGTGAACCGGATCATCAACGCGTGGAACGGGTTGTCGTTCACCGTGCCCGGTGTCGATCTCGGTCCGCTCGGGTCGTTCGGTCCCTACGAGATCGGGACACCTGACCTGCCGAACATCCCACGCCTCGCTGAAGGCGGCATTGTGCTGCCGCAGACCGGCGGTGTGTTGGCTCGGATCGCGGAGGCCGGTCAGCCTGAGGCGGTGATTCCGCTGCCGCGTGGATCCCGTGACCTGTCCAGCATCGGCAGCACCGTCACCATCCAGCAAGGCGCGGTGCAGGTCATCGTGAACGGCGGCGATCCCGCCGAGGTGCAGGCAGCGGTGGATCGTGCGTTCGCTGATCTCGTTCGGGAACTGAGGGCATCATGACGGTTACAACGGTGCGACCGAATGTCGTGCATTCGGGTGTCGGGAACTACACGGAGACCGGTGCAGCGAACATCCCTGACGCTCTGAACGACGACTCGGACGCCACGTACATTCGCAAGGACGTATCCGGCACCGCCGACATCATCGTCGGCCTCGGCACGTTCTCCCTGACATCGAGTCAGATCATCAAGCAGGTTCGCCTGCGTGCCCGCGCACAGACCCCGACCGCCGCCAGCAAGGTTTCGTTCGCGTTGGGCACCCGCACGGGCGGCAGCAACTTCTTCACACCTGCCTTGACGGTGAAGGGTGTGCAGTCTACGCAGGAGTTCACTGGCGCGTACTACACCTCGAGCCCTGACGGTGCCACCTGGAATCAGGCACGCCTCGACGCACTGCGGATTCAGGTCACCGACTTCAGGTCCACGACTGATCGTGCCTACATTTACGAGTTATACGCGGATGTCGATGTGGCGAACGCGCCGTCGGCGTCCGTGTCCGCACCGACCGCCTCTGTCACCACGACCGCGAAGCCGGATGTGTCCTGGTCGTACACCGACACCGATGGGGATGGGCAGTCGTTCTATCAGGTGAAGGTGTTCACCGCCGCGCAATACACGGCGGGCGACTTCGACCCCGCGAGCTCGACTGCGACCTGGAACAGCGGTCAGGTGAACGGATCCGACACCACGACCACGGTGGGCGACTACCTGCTGGACGGCACATATCGGGCGTATGTGCGTGTGGCTAAGACGATCAACGGTGAGCCGTTCTGGTCGTCGTGGGCGTACAGCGAGTTCGTCGTCGATCTGGTGCAGCCGACCTCACCGACACTGTCGGTGTCGTTCGATTCCGGCGACAACAAGGTTGGCGTGGTGGCGACCGGCGCATCGGCGGCGGGCTACGACTATCAGGTGTTCGAGGTTCAGCGGTCCACGGATCAGACAACCTGGGTGACCGTGCGAGACGCCGCTGACCTGTCACCGAATACGTCGTTCGTCGCGACGATCAATGACTACGAGGCTCCGCGTGGGGTCGCCAACTACTACCGGGCGCGGTCCATCGCGTACCTCGGGGACAACGTGGTCGCCTCCGATTATGGGGCGAGCGCGTCGGTGACGGTGACGAACGACGGGTCGTGGTGGATGAAGGCGATTACCGCGCCGAGCCTGAACGTCGGTGAGGTTCGCATCCTGGAAGGCCTGGACGAGTTGATCGAGGAGGACCTGGGCATCTTCCGACCGAAGGGACGCACCACGGCACTTGTCGTGTCGGGTTCGCTGTATGGGCGCGACGGCACCTACCGGATCGTGACCTCAACGACGGCTGAGTGGAACGCTATCTACCCGGTGGCGCGCCACCAGGGCACGATCCTGGTCCAGGACCCATTCGGAGATCAGAAGTACGTACGGATCACTGCACGGAAGTGGCAGACCACCGGCGCGGTTACCGCGCTACGTCGGCAGTTGGACCTGTCGTACGTCGAGGCTTCGGGGGACTAGATGTACCCCGTGTCGGCTGATTTCAAGTCGCAGATTCGGCAGTCACATCAGGCTATCGTCAAGGCGGAAGTCTGGTCGGGTGACACTCGACTGCTGACGCTAGACGCGCTTGATGGCTCGGTTGATGTTGATGCGCGTCGGGGAGTGCGTCGCACTTGCACAGTGCGTATCGCTGCACCTGATCCGTCTATCACGTATGACCGTGAGACGCAGACGTACGCAGAACTGTCTCAGGACTACAGTACGTATACTGCCCTCGCATCCACCTTTGTCAGTTACGGCCAAATCCTTACCGGTGATCTATTCCCGGTAGAGGTGGACGCAGGTGTCGTGCCCGACACACCGTTCTCTGCTCTCGCCCCTTATGGAAATGAGATTCGATTGTGGCGAGGTATTCGTGTGAATCGTATCGTCAGCGATGAGACGACGTATGGCGAGTTGGGTGCCACATATTCGACATATGCCGCTGTCGCCGCGTCAGTCGCCGCTTATGGCGCTCTGAATGTGACCACACAGGTCGAGGTGCAAGAGGACGAGTATGTGCCACTGGGTGTCTTCCTGATCACTGATGTGGAGGTCACCAGCGGCAACGGCGGGACAACCCTACAGATCCAAGGCTCTGATCGAGCGCTACGCATCTCTCGCGCCCGATGGACCCAGCCCTACACGGTCCCATCATCGACAAATGCCGCCATCGCAATCGCTGACCTACTCGCGGATCGCTGGTCGAATGTCGAAACGAGTTTCAGTGACACCGACGACACGTTGCACCGTGCCGTGTTCGGTCTGGAGTCCGAAAACGACCCATGGAAAGACGCACGGAAACTCTCGGAAGCGGCAGGACTCGATCTGTACTTCGATCCTGATGGGATCGCTCGCCTGGACCCGGTACAAGACTTCGAAACAGCGACACCTGATGCGTCCTATGTAGAGGACGCGGAGGCGATGATCCTCGACCTGACCAGGAAACTCACGAACGAGACCACATACAACGGCGTGATCGCAACCGGTGAAGGCTCCGAAGCCTCAGCGACTTTCCGTGGCGAGGTGTGGGATGACGATCCTGAGTCTCCGACGTACCGCTACGGCCTGTTCGGTGAGGTACCGACCTTCTACTCCTCACCACTGCTGACATCTGATGAGCAAGCGACGAAAGCAGCGACGACGATACTTGCGCGGAAGCGCGGTACGCAAGAAGCAGTGTCATGGTCACAGATCGTAGATCCGTCACTGGATGTCGGAGATGTGATCCGTGTCGTGAACGCCGCAACCAAGGTTGATCGGGTGATGGTGTTGGATCGCCTGTCGATACCGCTGTCACCGAACCAGGCGATGTCTGCGGTTGCCCGTACAGTGCGCTCTCTGAACGGGACTGGGTTCGAGGAGGCCGACGTTGCCTAACTATCGGCGTATCGCTGACGCATTGACCCCAGCGAGCGCTCCCATCCGCGTCCGGTTCGGTGTCGTGCAATCGGTGGAATCTGACCGCACTCTGACCCTGACTGTCGGTGGATCAACGGACACGATTTCTGGTGTCCGATATGCGGCAGGCATGACTCCATGTCCCGGAAAGTCCGTGTTCTGCCTCACGGATGGGGTGGATCTGTTCGCCGTCGATCACATGGCAGCGAATAACCTCACCCTCGCGCCACGGGTCCACCGGACCGCGACGCTATCGGTGGCGAACACCACGGATACTGCGGTCACCTGGCAGGACGTGAACTCTGACGAATGGGGCTGCTGGACAAACGCCAGCCCGACATATGTGTCAGCGCCCATCACGGGCAGGTTCATGGCAACAGCCTATGTAGAGTTCGCGGGGGACGCTGACGGGTTCCGGCAGGCGTGGATTCGCAAGAACGGCAGCGACATTCTGGGGTACATGAAGATGCTGTCGGCGGCCTCTGGGTCACCCACCAACATGACGGTGGCGACGCCCGCGTTCGACCTCAACAAAGGGGACTACATCGAGTTGGTCGTCCGGCACAACGCGGGAAACGCCCTCGACCTGAACCGCGACGCGACACTGACACCGGCAATGTCGCTGATCTACCTGGGCCCCTAACGGCCTGTGACCTAGAAGGGACTATTACGCCATGCCAAGCACAGTCAAGGGCCTGCCTTACCCATCAGCCTCGGATGCCGTGGATGTGCCCGGAGACATCCAGGCGCTTGCTGAAGGCGTCGATACCGAACTCGATCTGTACCTGACCACAGCGTCCGCGTCCACGACCTACGCCGAGTTGATTTCAGAACCGGTGCAAGACCTCAGTATCGTCAGCAGCAGCGTCACCTTCAACGTGAACAGTGGGAATGTCGGTTACATCTCCGCATCGCCGACAGCCAACTTCACAGTAGATGTTACGAATGCACCGACGACCAACGGTAAGGCAATCACGATCAGTCTGTTCGTCACGCAAGGTGCGACCGGGCATATACCCAATGTGCTGGCCATCGCTGGTACCTCACAGACGATCAAATGGCAGGGAGGCGCAGCGCCAACACCCACAAGTTCCGCCAATAAGATCGACGTCTTTTCGTTCACCATGGTGCGGCGCAGCAGTGCGTGGACAGTCTTCGGCTCTGCGCTGCTCAACTTCTGATGCCTAGTCTAAGTAAGGTCGCCGGACTGTTCGGGCCGATCAGCGGTAAGGGGCGTGCGGCCTTCAATGAGGCCTCCGGTGGCACCGAGACCACCGTCACCAACTACAACGGCACCGGTGAAATCTGGAAGGTGCACACCTTCACTACCGATGGCACTCTGACCGTCTCGAAGGCATCCAAGACATTCAAGATTCTGCTGGTCGGCGGCGGTGGCGGCGGCGGAGACTCCAAGTACTTCAATATGTGCGGTGGCGGCGGCGGCGCGGGTGGTCTCATATATGACGCGGCTAAGACTCTGAGCGCGACATCGTATTCGATCACTGTTGGTGGCGGAGGGTCTACCCCGGCTGGTGACGCAGGTGGTTCCGGAGGTGACGGCGGAAACACAACCGCGTTCAGTCTGACCGCTACCGGAGGCGGCGGCGGCGGCGGCAGGGTCGCGGGTACTGGTGGGGCCGGTGTCAATGGGCGATCCGGTGGTTCTGGTGGCGGCGCTGTATCGCAAGACTCTGCAGCAACAGGTGGCGCTGGTACTTCCGGGCAAGGTAACAACGGTGGCGATTCGTCCGGTACAGGCAACGCTGGCGGCGGCGGCGGCGCGGGTGGGGCTGGTACGGCTTCGACAGGCGCTGGCGGCGCGGGACTCGCATACGACATCACGGGGTCGAGCGTGACCTACGCCGTTGGTGGCGGCGGCAAGCGTGTCGGTAGTGCGCCAGCCGCGAATACGGGGAGCGGTGGCAGAGGTTCCAACGTGGAAACCAACAACAATGGTGACGCGGGTGCTGCTGGGGTCGTCATCGTTGCGTACCAAATCGGCTGATTTGTGATGAAGGAAGTGGACTAATGTCAAGAGCAGTGAAAGCGGCAGCGTGGTCGTACGCGAAGGTGTTCGCCGCGACCGTTCTCGCCCTGTTCCTCGCTGACGGCGCGGATGTGTTCGCCGTCGATGTGAACGACCTGCGTGCATGGCTCGCCGCAGGTATCGCCGCCATCCTCCCCGTGATGATCTCCGCACTCGATCCTCGGGATCACAGGTACGGGGTCGGGTACGAGGGGGCTGACGGCGGTGCCGTGGAGTGAGCAGGTACTGACCGCTGCGGCGATCATCGTCGCCGTCGGTGTGATCATCGGTGCCGGGTACAAGGTCTACAAGGTCGCGCATCGCATCGACGCCGCGCTCGGTGTGGATACGCAGGGGCGCACATTGTCGGATCGCCTGACCCGTGTCGAGCATCAGTTGTGGCCTAACGGCGGATCATCGCTGGCCGACAAACTGAACCGTGTCGAGGCGACACAGCATCAGCAGACCGCCGAGTTGCGGATCGTTCGGGACCTACTGACGACGCTGATCGAGACCGATCGGGCGTGACCGTGGGGTGACCCTGTTGGGAGTCCACCAGCAGGAGGTCCCCCGTGCCGATCGAGCGTTCATACAACGGCTGGATTGCCAGCCCTGATCCCGCGAAGATCAACGTCGAGTGGTTTGAGGTTCCGACGGTGCGTAATCGCCGGTTCCGTACTGTGAAGGTCGCCGCGCCGCTGTTCTCGTATCTGATCCGCCGCTTCGATGCGGAGGTTGATCCCCTGCTCGGAGGTGTCATGGACGAGTGGTCGTACGCGTACCGGAAGGCACGCGCCGCTGACGCGCTGTCGTGCCACGCCTCGGGTACCGCTGTGGACCTCGACGCGACTCAGTTCCCGATGGGTCGGGCGAACATGACAAAGAGCCAGCGTAAGGCGGTCGAGAACATCCTGAAGGCCAGCCGGAAGCAGTTCCGTTGGGGTGGCTGGTTCCGTATGCCGTACACGGACGAGATGCACTTCGAGTTGGTGAAGGGCACAAGCAAGGTCACGGTGCAGCGTGCGATCCAAGCGATGGGTCTGCATGAGGACGGTCGCGTGCTGAAGGTCGAGGATCTCGGCAAGGATCACCCGGTGCGTGTGCGGCTGCTGAAGAAGGCTCTGGCGCGCATGGACCTGTATCCGAAGAAGCCCCGCTACAACGGCAAGTGGAATGCACGACTGATGGTGGCGTGGACGGTGTGGCGGACCCGCACGACGGAGGCTCCGCAGGCTCGACTTGATCGACTCGGCACGGCCACAAACCTGTTCTGATGTGACCCAGGCGTGACCCAAGTCGGGTGGGTGGTGTCGTGTGTGAGGCGGCATCACCCCCCTGATCTGGGGTTTCTGTGGCTCCGGGGGTGGGACTCGAACCCACAACCTACGGATTAACAGATCGAATCTCGACTGTGATGCGTAGCGTCATAAGGTGCGCTTATGGTCGTTACCCTGCGGTTTCGCGCCACTGATTGTCACTCCGCGTACCCGTCTGCACCTGTGTATCCCGTTCTGGTGTGACCCAGGCGTGACCCAAGGCTTGTGTGGCGGCGTCCTGCATCCGGCGGCGCACCAACCCGAGTTCGATGTCGAACAGATCGGCGTACGTCTTGGCGGTGATCGACGCGTCACCGTGACCCAGCATCCGGGCGACCACGAACGCATCAGCACCAGCGGCACGGGCAAGGCTCGCCGCCGTATGCCTCAATTCGTGGACACGAAGGCCCTCACAGCCACTTTCTACCGTCGCGGGTAGCCAGACACCTCGGGCGAAGTTTCGGTGTCTCAGCGGCCCTCTACGCGGCGCGGTGAACAGCAGGGCATCTCCGGTGTCCTGCAGGACATCCAGCACCAGGTCAGGGACCGGCACATCGCGCCGCTGATGCGTCTTGGGTGCGACGTACGCGACGCTGCCTCCGGCCTCAGTCTGCGACCTGTCCACATGGATCAGCCCGCGCACCCGATCTACGTCGCTGCCGCGCAGCGCGGCGGCCTCACCCCACCGGAGACCCGTGTACCCGAGCAGGAGAATGAACGGGCGGTAGTCGCCGCAGGCGTTGGCGAGGTCGTGCAGTTGCCGGTGGTCGAGGTAGCGGTGTCGTCGGCGTGGAGCCACGGTCGGCTTGTCCAGCAGCCGCGCCGGATTCGTGTCGATGTGCCCGAGCCTCACACCCATGTCGAGGACCTGCGCCAACACCCCGATGATGTGGCGGCGGCGTGACCCTGACAGGTGATCGAGGTCCCGCAGCCAGGTCGTGAGGGCCGGGTAGGTGATCGCGGCGACAGGTTCACCGCCGAGGCTAGGCAGGATGATCGAGTCGAGTATCGAACGGTAGCCGATGACGGTAGACGGCTTCCGACCTGCTGAGACCTTCTGGTCGTACCAGGTCTCGGCGATCTCCGCGAGGGCGGCGCGCCCCGATGTGGGGTCGCGGTGGTGTCCACGGTCGAGCCGCACATCGAGTTCGTGTAGGTAGCGGAGGGCGTCGGCCTTCCGTGCGAACGACCGTGATCTGCCGCGCCCATTCGCGTCCCGCCATCTGATCCGCCAGGGCTTGCGTCGTTCGGGTCTGTGTTCGAGGCTTGCCATTAGCGGCCTCCTTGGATGCGTCGTGAGAACTCGCCCCGCACCTGGTCATTGAAGGCTGACTCCCAATACGCGAGACCGCCTGGAGGTTGGCAGGCGATAGCGAACGCGAAGTACTGCTCGACGGTGGGTGTCTGTTCGCCGCGTTCGATGGCGTACAGGGTGCGTTCGCTGAGGGCCAGCCCGGTGCGTTCGTGGATGTGTGCGAGGCAGTCCTTCACGGTGTCAAACCCGGCGATGATCCGGGCAGCCCGGAGCAGCCTGCCGTACACGACCCCGTCGAAGATGGGTCGAACCTCTGCATCTGTGAACTTTTTTTCGTACGTCATATCTGTGCCTTGACTATGACTTACAGCAGGTCAGGTATCAACTACTCCACTCGGGACACTCCGGCGCGCCGCGTCACTGACTTGCGCCTGTCGTATTAGAGTCACCTCCAACGTACCCCGAAGTACGGGATTCGTAACCCCCCAGGAGGAAGAAGTGCCCGACCTGAACCTCGCCGTGATCCCTGACGCCCTGAAGCGGGCGCGCCTCGAGGCGTGCCTTACGCAGGGCGAACTCGCCAAGCAGGCAGGGGTCCGACGCGAGACCATCGCACGCCTAGAGGCCGGCCAACCAGCGCGGCCTTCCAGCGTCCGCAAGATCGCATCGGCGCTCGGTCTACGACCGGAAGCCATCAGCCGCATCGAGGGGGTCGCATGACCGACCGCCTGTTGTGGACCGTCCCGGAGGCTGCGAAGGCACTCGGAATGAGCAAGAACAGCGTTTACGACCTGATCCGTGACGACAGATTCCCTCACGTTCGGATTGGGTCACGCATCCGCGTACCCGTCGCAGGACTTCACGAATGGCTACAGAACAACACCGCAGGGAGTAGCAGATGATCACAGTCAGTAACCGCAGCCGCGCCGCGTTGCGCTATCTGTGGACCTTCTCAGCACTGAACGGGCATCCCCGCGCCGGGGCAGCCCTCGACCTCGACCGGAACACCATCGACCTGGAATGCCTCGCACCCGACGACTGGGCGTGGTCATCCGGCGAGCGTGTCCTGATCGATGTCGCCCGCGCAATCGCCCAAGGATCGGGTGGCTGTTACGTCGGAGAACTCAACTTCCTCGACGAACACAACCGACAGGTGGCAATCGAGTCGCTAGCCATCTGGCTGAACGGTGAACACGACGGGGTGAGCGTATGAGCCCGACCCTGTTTGATGTCGATGAGCGAGGCCGCGTGATCATCCCCGAGCCTCGGGCGCGCCGGACGGACCGCAGCACCTCCCACGCTGCGGCGAGATCGGTGCGGAACCAGACCGCGACGCACGCCCGGATCATCGAAGTGATGGAACGGTACGGGCCTGCGACTGACGAGGACATCGCCGCCTACTACGGGAACCTGGCTCAGTTATTCGACTGGCCTCCGGTGTCACCGTCGGGGCTGCGTTCTCGTCGGGCTGAACTTGTGGCTCTCGGTGTGATCGTGGACACCGGCGAGAAGGGGCGCACCGAATCGGGTCGCGCCTGCACGGTCTGGGACCTCGCTGCACTGCAGCAGTGACCGGGTCATTAGGGTCGGATCAAATAGGTGCCCCAGCGACCGTCACGGGTCCTGGGGCGTGGCACTACCTGAAACGGAGGTAGGACGGACTCAGTTTACGAGACCCGTCCGACATCAGCATGAGCGTAGAAACCATGGCGGCTGTCCTGCATCACAGTCGCGCTAAGGGCACAACCAAACTGATCCTGTTAGGGATCGCCAACCATGACGGCGACGGCGGCGCATGGCCGACCATCGAAACACTCGCCCGATACGGCAACTGTTCGCGCACGAAGGTCAAGCAGGCGATACACGACCTGATCGCCCTGGGCGAGTTGAAGGTCGATCTGCAAGGCGGCGGCAATAACGACACACGGGCTGATCGACGCCCGAACCGATACACCGTGTTGCTGTCATGCCCCGGCACCTGTGACGGCTCGACGCGACATCGACACACCGACGGGGGTCACATGGGTGACCGCCGTGACGACACCGACGGGGGTCACTTTCTACCCGAACGGGGGTCACTTTCTACCTCCACGGGGGTCACACGCCTGACCCCTAACCATCCTTTAGAACCATCCATACAAGAACCATCCATTGTCGCGGCGGCTGACGCGCCGCGCACCGAGGGTCAGCGGATCAACGAACTGACCAGGGTCTACACAGACCTCGTGCCCCTATCGAACTTCCCTGCCGTTGCCGGAATCGTCCGCAAGGCGGTACGCACCGGGCGGTACACCGATGGGGAGATCACCGACGCGCTGACCAGGCTCGCCGATGACAACCGACCCGTAACGACGGACACGCTGCGGATCGAACTCGAAGGCATGGCACCCGGTCAGCAGCGCAAATCGGGCACCCAGATGTACATCGAAACCGCCCGACGCCTTGACGACCAGACGAACCAACTCGCACTAGCGGCACTTGGAGGACCGCATGACGCCAGATGACGCAGCCAAGGTGCTGGCTGTCGCTGCAACGTTCGATCAGCGACATCGACCACCGACACCGGCTGACGCGGAAGCCCGCGCACATGCCTGGGCGCAGGCACTGACACCGGACATGCCGACGCGTGAGGCGATCCTCGCCGTGGTCGCCCACTACCAGGCGATGACTGACTCGGTGATGCCCGCGCATGTGAACGAACGCTGGCGGGTCAAGCGGCGCGCACAGATGGAACGCGAACAGCAGGAGGCGCGGCAGGTCGAGGCGCGTCGCGGTGTACCGATGCCGCCTGAGGTGCGCGCCAAGATTCTCGCGTTCACCCGCCGCAGCGAGGTGGAGTCGTGAAGGGCTGGACCTCGCAGGAGATCAGCCTGCTCCGCAAGAACGCACACCTAGGCGCGGTGTATGTGTCCACGGTTCTCGGTCGCAGTGTCGCAAGCGTGCGACGGCAGGCACACCGTCACCGCATCAGCCTCCGGGCGGACGGTGAACGGCGCGGCATCGTCCTCGGTCAGCCCGCCGGAACCAGGTGGGCAGCACAGGTGAAGGCGGGTGTGCCCATCGAACGACTGGAACTGCTACGCGAACAGATGCTCGCGGGCGAGGTGGACATGGGCGCGCTAGAGGCGAAGGTGCGGGAACACGTTCACGGTAAGACCCGACCGTTGTGCCCGTCGTGCAGTGAACGCCCACAAGAACGCTGGCAGACCGGACTGTGCGAAATCTGCCACTGGCGGGAACTCGCGAGGGCGCACCGCTTGGAGGCGGATCGCGCATCAGCGCGGCGTGATCTCGACGCTGCACGGCAGGAGGCGTCACGGGCGCGGCGGGCGAACCTGACACCTGTTGTGGACGCGTAGATGCCTGGACTGCCTCGCGCCTGCACCGTCTGCGGCAAACGTGTCACCACGGGCGAGTCGCGGTGCGCGGATCACATGGGGCAGCATTACGCGACCCCGGTGGCGTGCCGCATCTGCGGTCGCCGGTCGGCTAAGTCGTTCTGCCCGGAGCATGACCCGATCCTCGGTCCTAAGACTGAGGAGGAGCGACTGCAACGCCAACCGTGGCGGCGCGGGTATCGGTCGCCGCTGTACCACAAGGAAAGGCAGGCTGTGCTGCGGCGCGCCGGGGGTGCGTGTGAACGCTGCGGCAGGTCCGGCCCTCTCGAGGTGGACCACATCGTGCCTCTGTCGTCGGCGCGGAGCCAGGACGAGATCGACCGCCTGAACGAGAGGGACAACCTTCGCGCCCTCTGCACCTGGTGCCACCGACAAAAGACCCTCCGCCGCAGTTGATAACGACTTGATAACGATCCCGGAAACCACGCGAAATGTGCCGGAAAGTCACAGTCGAGTCGATAGTGTTGCCCTTGTCCGCAACACCGACAACAGGAAGGCACTTCAATGATGACAACCGAACTGATCGACGACCTGGAAACACGCTGGTGCCCCACCGCGATGCAGATCGCGGCAGCGAAGGCGCTTATGAGCGGCTACCCAGGCGGCGTGACCGTATTCGTCCCGATTGCACTCCGCAACAAGGTCGCAGGCATCTGGACCGAAGCAGTCGAGGTCGATCCCATCGAAGGCGTCTACGTCCTCGCGTACACCGGAACGTCACCACTTGACGGCGCGGTGGACTACAGCATGGCCCGCGAGATCGTCGAGTTCGTCGCCAAGGCGAACAGCCAGAACGCAACGGGCAGTTACGCGACGATCCGGCCCGACGGCACCTGGGCCGTCTGGGAAATCTGAGACCCCGGATCGGCGCGGCGTCCCCCCACCCGCGCCGGTCCGGCCCCCAACCCAACCAACACACGAAGGACAACCATGGCCACTTACGCCGAGATCAAAGCCGGAACACCCTGCACTATCCCCTCACAGGGAAACCGCGAGGCGACCTACCTCGACGACGACCTGCTCCGCGTAACCGCCTCCGGCGGAGTACCAGGTCCAAGCCGTGACGCCTGGATCGAGTGCGGCCCGTTCCGCTTTCGCTCCGCCGACCTCCGCCTGATCAACTCGAACCTGTAACCGAGCCAGGGGGCGGGGTGTCAAAGCGACAGACCCCACGCCAAGGGCGGCCCATGACCCATCCCTTCCTGGTGAGGCCGTACCTGCACCCCGTCCCCACCCCCGTCACACCCCACCGCTAGAAAGGACCACGATGCCCCGCACACTCCTACCCGACGACGACCTGGACCGGATACTGATCCGGCTGGCGTCAGAGATCGTGGACAGTGACACAATCATCGCCGCGTTCCTCGCCCTTCATGTGGCGAACCGGCAAGGCAACGACACAGCGATCCTGCGCGCCCTCGATGACATCCGCGCCCTGGCCGGCCTCACTCGCCTGCCTGAACCGACCGACGCGGGGATCTACCGACTCTGCTCCAACTGCCAGCGTGTCCACGCTGCGCCCGGCTGCACGAACACCCGATGATCCGCGTCAGCGACCCGGCCAACGTGCCGCACCCGACTGATGTGCGCTGGGAGATCGTGCGAAACGAGCCAGCGACCATGGCTCAGGTCAAGCGGCTCGACGAACTGGAACGCTGGGAAGGCGTCAGCCTCGCCGACCTGTACGGCGACGGGTTCACCGACGCGAAGGACCTCGGCAAATGGGCCGCGCATTGGGGCATCGATGTCTTGGAATCACGCCGCGCCGCACGCGAGGTCGAAGCCGCACACCGCGCCGTCGAGGAACGCCGCGACCAGATCATGAAGTCATGGATCGCCAACTACTACCGAGCCCAGCACCCAGGCAAGTACCCGTACACGACTGAAGTGGAGTTCTGAGATGCCCGGATACAACCGGAACGATTACGAGGATGTAGACACGCGGCTGCACAAGTTCTGGGAGGCGTACCCGAACGGGCGCATCCATACCGAACTCGTGTACCAAGACGAGAAGCGGTTCATCGTGAAGGCGTACGCCTACCGCGACTATCAGGACGAGGCACCATCATCGACCGGCTACGCCGAAGAATGGGTCGGATCGAGCAACGTCAATAAGACCTCAGCGTTAGAGAACGGCGAGACATCAGCCGTCGGGCGCGCACTCGCCAACTTCGGTCTGTCACCGAAGGGCAAGCGACCGTCACGCGAGGAGATGGACAAGGCAGAGCGACAGGCGCAAGACAAACCCGCCAAGGAAACGATGACGGCGGAGCAGCACGCGGCTCTGCTGGACGCGATGATCGCCGCCCCGAAGATGGGCGCGCTGGATCAACTCGCAAAGCGCGCCGCCGAGTTCGACATGACAGACGAGCAGCGCGCCGTCTTGCGTGACGCATACCTGGAGTCGAAGCACAACTTCACTGAGGCGGTGGACGCATGAACGGCTACCGCATCACCCAACGCGGCTACCGCGTCCTCGGTGTCGCCGCCACCATCGCCCTGCTGTTCCTGATGGGCATCGCGGGGTGGATCGAGGGCCTGTCGTGAACTTCTGGATAGGACTGGCTATCGGTCTCGCGTTCGGGGCGGTGAACGCCTTTGCCATCGGAGTGATGTCCGGCTACCTGATCGGCTACCGAGTCGCTGCCCGCGATGTGTGGGACGCGGAACGGCACGACGAGATTCTGGAACGCCTCGACGCGGAGACCGAATGGGAACTACCTGAGGACGCCGCGTGACCGAGACCTGTGAACACGAATGGCAGGAGAACTGCCCACCGGAAACGAACCATCGGCCCCACTGCGCCTGCGGTCACTTCTGTGTGATCTGCGGATTGGTGGAGCGATGAGTCAGCACCGGAAGCACAGAGGCTACGCGAGCCAGAGAATCGTCGCGGACTACCTACGCACGCACGGATTCCCGTACGCGGAACCCGTCGGGGCTGGACGTGCTGGCAGTGATATCACCGGGGTGCCAGGTCTCGACATCGAGGTGAAGGCGCGGCGCGGGTTCAACCCGTCCGCTGCACTGCGTCAGCAGGCCGAACGCGGCGACGGCACGCGCTTGCCGTTCGCGGTGCTGCGGCTCGACGGTCAAGGGCCAGCGTCGATAGAGGACTGGCCGGTGATCATCCGATTCGGCGCGTTCGTGCCGCTTCTGTTGGAGGCGGGTTACGCATGATCCAACTCGCCCCCAAGGGATTCCCGCCGTGCGGCCACGACCCGATACCGGACAAGATCGCCTGCCCGACCTGTGAACCGCCCGAGGATTGGCGCGAATACGCCTCCTGCGTCGGAACTGACCCTGAGGCGTTCTACCCACAGGTAGGCGAATCAAGCGCAGTCGGTCAAGTCATGCGCATCTGCCAGGGTTGCCCCGTGCAGCCCTACTGCCTCGAGGCAGGCTGGATGGATCAGCACGGCATCTGGGGCGGCTGGACACCCGAGGCCCGACGGCAACACCGCAAGAAGAACCGCAACATCAGCGTGACCATGATCCGGGCACTCGGAACCACAACGAGGCGATCATGAGCGAACCCGTCACCCGCTGCACACGCTGCGGCGCGTGGACCTATCGAGGTAACTGCAACACCCAACATGAGAGGAAACACTGATGGCACTGCCCCGTATCACCGCAACCGGAAACCTCACCCGAGACCCGGACCTCACGTTCACACAGTCAGGCATCGCACGATGCAACATCGCTGTCGCCTGCAACGAACGCAAGCAGGACGAGAACGGCAAATGGCTCGATGGCGAAACCACCTACGTCGATGTCGTGCTGTGGCGTCAGATGGCGGAGAACGCCTGCGAGACCTTGCAGAAAGGTGACGCCGTGACCGTCACCGGACGCTTGCGGACACGGACCTACGAGAAAGACGGCGACACCCGCAAGATCACCGAGGTGGATGCCGACTCAGTTGCACTCGATCTCCGACGGTCCAGCGCGAAGGTGAACCGAGCGACACGGCGAGAGGCGACCGACGGTGTATCAGTTGATCCCTGGGCGACACCAGGCGCACACGACCTCGCCGACGAGATACCGCCGTTCTGATGGGCGCGTACACCTGCTCCAAGTGCGGCGCGAAAGCACAGTCAGAGCAGCCCATCGAGGACCTGTACCTGCACATGCGGCTGGCGCACGGTGAAACGTACGCCTCTGCGCCGCCGCAGCGCAAAGCGGGAACGTTTGTACAGGTCCTCCCGCCGACCCCTGGTCGCCGCACTCCTCGCGGATAACCCGCTCTGCCAACGCTGCCACACGACGTACGCCACCGACGTTCACGAAATCAAGACCCGCGCCCGTGGAGGATCACTCGATGACCTGGACAACCTCGCGCTTCTCTGCCGACCCTGCCACACCTGGGTCGGAGAACACCCAGCAGCGGCGCACGCCGAAGGATGGCTACGCAACTCCTGGGAATAGCCATCACGCCGACTGCCCGCCAGGTCTCGGCAAACCCGAACGACGCGACTGCTACACCTGCCGTGTCATCGACAACGCGTACCAAGCCGGATACGAAGCCGGACGCGACGACGCCCTCGTAGAAGCGATCTACCAAGTCCTCGTCCTGCGCACGAAGGAGCCGCCTATGCCCAACGCCTAGACCTGACCCTCTGGCATTGGAGAACGATGATCCTCATGAGCACCGCCCTAGCCCTGACCGTCACCCTCGCACCGATCCCCGCAGACGGGATCGACCGACTCGAATCACGCGCCACCGACATGCGCGGCATCCACAGCAGCCTCTACACAGGCGAGTGGTACAACCCGAAACACGAAGGAACCCGCCGCTGCATCATCCAGCGGGAATCTCGAGGCGACTATCGAGCCGCCAACAAATCATCCAGCGCGAGAGGCGCGTATCAGTTCCTCGACCGTCAATGGCGCGACGGCCTCGTGTGGATGATGCTGGACGAGGAACCCAAGGGATCACCTCGACGCGACGAGATCAAAGCCCTACGCGACGTACCGATCCACAAGTGGAACAGGTACTACCAGGACCGCGCCTTCTGGACCGCGTACCGACACGGCGAAGGCGCACACCACTGGCACTACCCGCCCGTGCCCTGTCCACCTGGAATGTCAGAGTGAGGCCCTACTGCCTGCACATCGGCGGCTACTACCACATGAGCGGCGGCATCCGCGCACTGCATGTGCTACGCGACGAGATCGAGGCACGCGGATCCCGCGCAGTCATGTCCTACCGTGAACGACCAGCCGACTGCATCGCCGTCTACCCGGAGGTGACACCGGACAACCCACTCGGATCAGACCGCATCATCCGGTGGCTACTGAACCGCGCCCACCTACCGAACGACGGACCGATCTACGCCTGGGAAACCGGCATGGGTGACTGGCCCCTGCTGACCGTGGACATCATCGAACCCGACCTCTGGACCCCCTACGACGGGCCACGATCCGGCGTCGCCTACTGGGTCGGGAAAGGCCACGCAGACCCCGCAGTGATACCCGACGGCGCTGAACACATCGGACGCCACAACTACCCGACACGCCCACAACTCGCCGCACGACTCCGCACCCTCGACCACCTGATCTCGTTCGACCCGTTCACCGCAGTGAACCTCGAAGCCGTCCTGTCCGGCACACCCGTCCTGATACACGCCCCAACGAACCAATGGACCCGCGAACAGGTCACCGCCCACGGCTGGACCCCCTACGGCATCGCGTGGACACCTGACCAACTTGACCAAGCCCGCCTCGAGGTCAAGCACGCCCACGCCCACTACGAAACACTCCGCGCCACCTTCACGCAGCGCATCGACGCCTTCTACGAGGCCACACACACCCTCTAGGCGTCGCCCACACGGTCGTACAGACCTGAACACCCCTCGGTCGATATCTCGACACCAACGACAAACTGTCGCCCCCTGGTGCCCCACTCTGTAGCGCACTGACGATAGGGGGGTCCCCGATTAGCGCGTTTGCGCTTGAC